GCACGTTGGCGACCGCATTCAGCGAACCAGCGTGATCCGCTACGCGAAAGACCCGCAGCAGCTTTACAACTACTGGCGCAGCGCGCAGACCGAGCTTGTGGCCCTGCAACCCAAGGCGCCTTTCATGGTGACGCCCAAGCAGGTCGCCGGCTTTGAGACGTTCTGGAACGAAGCGAACAACACCAACCGTCCGTATCTGCCTTTCAACCCGGATGAAAAGGCGCCCGGACCGCCGCAGCGCGCGGCGCCGCCCGTCGCATCGCAGGGCATGATGCAGGAGGTCATGACGGCCGCGGAGGACCTGAAGGGGACAACGGGTATCTACGATGCCGGGTTGGGCAACCAGGGCAATGAGACGAGTGGCGTAGCGATCCGGCAGCGCCAAATGGAAAGTGATGTCGGCACGTCGATCTACGCGGACAACATGGCCAAGTCGATCGCCTACTGCGGCCGGATCATCGTGGACATGATCCCGAAGGTCTACGACGCGAACCGCGTGCTGCGCATTCTCGGCAAGGACGACGCCGAAAAGATGGTCGAGGTCAACGGGATCGAAATGACGATCGACGGGCCGCGCCCCGTGAATCCGCTCACGATCGGGCGCTACGATGTCAAGGTGAGTGTCGGTCCGAATTACTCCACCCGCCGCCAGGAAGCGGCCGAAAACATGATCGAGTTCGTGCGCGCCTTCCCGGCCGCCGCGCCGATCGTGTCGGACCTGGTGGCGAAAAACATGGATTGGCCGGGTGCAGACCAGTTCGCGGAGCGCTTGAAAAAGGTTCTTCCGCCGCAAGTGCGTGACCCGGAGGACATGAACCCCGAGGAACAACAGCAGATGCAGCAGGCCATGCAGCAGCAGCAGATGGCCGAGCAGATGGCGATGGCGCGCGAGCAGGCGGAAATCCGCAAGGTCATGGCCGAAGCGGAGGAAGCGGGCCACGATGCCCGCGAAGCTGGCTTCGACGCCGAGAAGGCTCGTTTCGAGACGCTGTTGAAGCAGATGGAATTGGCTGTGGCACAGCTACAGGCAATCGCGCCCCAACCGGCGGCGCCGCAACCGGGGCAGCGCCCCACCTACTGAGAGCAGGACAATGGAAGACGAGCAGGACGTTGCCCCGGACGTGGAGGCGACCGAAGAAGCCGTGCAGGGCACGGAGTCGGAAGCGACTCAAAACACAGAAGGGCAGAAGGAAGACCAGCCCGCCGAGGACAAGGCAGAAGAGCCGGAACCCGAGGAAGACAAGTCGCCGTCGAAGCAGCGCCGGGAGCGGCGCAAGGCAGAGATGGAGCGGCTACGGCAGAGCGAAGCCGAGGCGCGCAAGGAACTTGAACGAGTTCACGAACGCCTGAAACGCTTGGAACAGGCAGCGCAAGGACAGCAGCCCCCCAAGGAAGGCGATTTCCAGGATTTTGCCGAGTATCAGGCGGCCCTGGCGGCTTACAAGTCGATGCAGGCAATGGACGCTCGGCAGCGTCAGGAAATCGAGGCAGAGAGCAAGGCGCACAGCGAACAGCTTGAGCGGTTGCGTGAGCAGCAGCGCCGCGAGGTGGCCGAAAATTGGGCCGCCCAGGTTGCGGACGCAAAAGCGCGATATGCGGATTTCGAGCAGGTCGCTTTGGCCCCGGACGCTCCGATTACTCAGCCGATGGCTGAGGTGATTTCGGCGTCGGACAGAGGCGCGGACATCGCCTACTACCTTGGGCAGAACCGACAAGAGGCAGCTCAGATTGCGCAGATGCGGCCGATGGAGATGGCAATGGCTCTGGGGGCTATTCAGGCCCGTTTGAGCCTGCCGAAACCAAAGGTCACAACCGAAACGCCCGATCCTATCGAGCCGGTAAAGCCGCGTGCGACGGCTCGAAAAACGCCCGACAAGATGTCGATGTCTGAATACAAGGCATGGCGGGCAGGGCAGAACTGACAGGAAGCTGAGCAATGGCAAACAGCCTTATCACGCCCAGCCTCATCGCCAAAGAGGCGCTGATGCAGCTGGAAAACAACCTGGTGGCCGCGAACTGCGTCCATCGGGAGTATCGGAAGGAGTTCACGGGCGGCCAGGGGTCGAGCGTTTCGATCCGCAAGCCGGTGAAGTTCTACACGGCCGATGGTGCGAGCCGGGTCAACCAGGACGTGGAAGAGAAATCCACCACGATCACGGTCGATCAGCGCAAGCATGTGTCGTGGAAGTTCTCGACGCAAGATCTCACGCTGTCCGTCGAGGAGTATTCGGAGCGGTATATCAAGCCCGCGATGATTACTCTTGCGAACACCGTGGATCGGTCGATTCTGGGCCTCTACAGCTACGTCTACAACAGCGTGGGGTCTCCCGGCACGACGCCGGCGAGCTTCGCCAATGTGGCGGACGCTGCGCAGCGTCTGGATGAAATGGCCGTCATTTCGGAAAACCGGCACATGCTCCTGAACCCGGCCGCCCGTTACGCGGTGGCAGCGAACCAGCTCACGCTGGATTCGGTCGGGACCAAGGGCAAGTCGGCCTACGAGAAAGCCATGATGGGCGAGCTGGCGATGTTCGACACCTACTCGACCCAGAACATCCAGAACCACACCGTTGGCGTGGCGACGGGTTCGCCGCTGGTGAACGGGGCAAGCCAGAACGTGACCTACGAGAACGCGACTTCCGGCAGCACGACTGGCAGCACGTCGCAAACTCTGAACACGGACGGCTGGACCAACTCGACCACGGGCATTCTGCGGGCGGGCGACGTGTTCACCATCGCTGGCGTCTACGCGGTCAACCCGGTGCCGGGCGAGGGCACGACCGGCAAGACGGTAATGCCGTATCTTCAGCAGTTCACGGTTCTGGCCGACGCCGACTCTGGCGCCTCGACCGGTCCCGCGACCCTGACGATTTCCCCTGCCCTGGTCACGGTGCCGCTGGAAATGCCCGACGGTGCGGCGTTCAAGGCGCGGGAGAGCCACAACGGCCTGTCGGTGCGCGTGGTCAAGGACTACGACATCACGGAGGACGATGATATCATCCGCCTCGACATCCTCTATGGCGTGGATGCGATCTATCCCGACCTCGCCTGCCGGCTCTGGGGCTGATGACAACGGGGCGTCCCTTCGGGGGCGCCCTTTTCGGAGGGTGAGCCATGACGACAGCGCGGGACATATGCCAGAGGGCCTTGCGCAAGGCGCGCGCCTTGGGTTGGGGCGAAACCGCGCCTGCCGAAGACGTGACGGTCGCCCTTGCCGATCTGAACATGATGCTGGCCGCGTGGAAGCTGGCCGGCGTGGACATCAGCTTACATGCAGATTGACGAAGCGAGCGTGCCGCTGGGCCTGTCTCGCACGCCGTCGCGCTACTGGCCGCATCCGCGGATTCGGTGATGGACGTAGGGTTCTTTTCCCTGCCGGCATCAGCGGGGCCTCGGGACCGCCTGATTGGCCAAGACGACGCGGGCAACCCGGCGTATGAAACGGCGACGGGCGAGATCTACGTTGTTCGCCCCGAGGCGCAACGGCAGGGCGGCAATGCTCTGGCTGGGTTCTTCAACGCGGGCCGCAATCCGAACGTGCGACTGCGGGACATGGCGGGCGGCGTGGTCAATGCGCTGGCGCAGGGCGCGATGCAGGGTATGACAGCGCCCGGACGGGCCGCACGGGGCGAGCCTGTGACCTACGGGGATGCATGGGCGACGGCGCTGGACTGGGGCATCATGTCGCCGCTTGGGCGCGCTCCGCAGGGAGCGTTGCGGTCGGGAGCGAGCCGGTCCGACGACGGCATCCGGGCCTATCACGGCAGCCCGCACGATTTTGACGAGTTCCGCATGGACAAGATCGGCACGGGCGAAGGTGCGCAGGCATACGGGCATGGGCTTTACTTCGCGGAGAGCGAGGATGTTGCGCGGAGTTATCGGGACACTTTAGCGGGCAAAGCAAACGCTGATCCTTTCCGCGTAACAGCCCGCACCATCCTAGCAAAATACAATGGAGATCAGCAGGCGGCATTGGAACATCTGCGCAGAAGCGCGGAAGCGTTTGGCGATACGCCGCGCGGTAATTCGTTTAAGTATGCAGCCGAAGCACTGGAGAGCGGTGCTGATCTGTCAGACGCAGGCCGCATGTATGAGGTTCGCCTGAAGGCCAATCCCGACGACTTCCTCGATTGGGATGCGCCGCTGAGTCAGCAGCCGCGCGTCGCGGAGGCCCTCGGGCGTTCAACGCGGCCAGAGCAAGACATTCATGACGAAGCGCTGCGCCTAATGGAGGAAGGCAACGCGAAGGCAGGTCGGAACGGCGGATGGATGGACGACACTGCGATTAGATCGCGAATTGATGAACTGCAAGACGAACTTGACCGCGTAGCCCCGAACTTGACGGGGCAGGAATACTATCGTGGGGGCGCAGAGGGAGATGTTTCCAATCTCCTGTCACAAATGGGATACGGAAATCCGATTGAACAATCGCGGGGCCTCCGTGAAGCTGGCATCCCCGGCATAAAGTATTTGGACCAAGGATCTCGCGGCCAAGGCCAAGGCACTCGCAACTACGTCGTCTTTGACGAATCCATCATCGAAATCGTTCGCAAATACGGCATCGCGGGCGCGGCGATCATGCTTGGCATGAGCGAGGCAGAGGTCAGGGAAGCGGTGGGGGAAAGCTGATGCCTCTCATCCCCTTCGCACGGCAGAGCAAGAACAGCGACACGGCGCTGGGCTACAGCGGCGAACGGCTGCTGAACTGGTTCCTGCGCCCGGCTGACACTTTCGCGCAG